CCACGAATGTGGTGGAAAGATTAAGATCAAAAACAAACTACCGCCTTTACGGGCACTTCATTTAATCGATATCAGTAAACGATAACTATGGCAAAACTAAACTCCGAAGAACGTAAGAGAGCCTTGGACTGGATTGTTCAAGTTAATAAGGATTTCGACAATCTTAACATGAGGTTAAGAAACAAATGGCTGGATTGGTACAGAATGTATCGTGTATTCACGAACCAAGAAAGACTACCCGGTCAATCAAATATTTTCATTCCGAAGATTTTTGAAATCATTGAGAAGAAAGTACCACCAGTAATAGCTAAAGATCCTAAGTTTATCGTTACTCCCAGGACTAACGAGGCAACGGCTTATGTAGGGGCTATTCGTGATACGCTGAACTTTTGGTGGGACGAAGATGAGATGCAAGAAAAATTAGAAACCTGGGTTAAAGACGCGTTTATATACGGGGTTGGTTTCTTGAAAGTGGACTGGTATCAGGAAACAAAGATCCAAACATCCGTTGAAGTCGAGATTGATGATGACGGGAATGTAGTAGAGAAGGAATATGAAGAGGAAGTTATTTCGTTTGAACGACCAACTGCAGATTTAGTTTCTATATTTGACATTAAGGTTGACCCAAGAGTTGCAGATTTTCAAGAAGGTGTGGGAGTTTTACAGACAATCGGAAACATGAGGTTCGGAGATTTGTTAAGATTAGACCCAGAGCAATACGATTTATCGCAGATTAAAGGGCTGAATCCAGAAGAGCTTCAAGACTCAGGGTTTACTAACACGCAAGAACAAGACCAGGAATGGGACAAGGGAATAAGTAATGTAAGTGAAAAGATTGACAAAAACAAGATTACATTGCAGGAGTATTGGGGACGATTTTCTAAAAGCGGGAAGGCTAAGGACGAAAGAGAATATGTGCTTACGGCTGTGGTCGTTGGCGGTGATCCACGTTACATCATAAGGTGTGAGGTAAATGAACTTGGGTTTAGACCTTTTGTAAAAATGGACGATAGAAAAATCAGAGGAGAATTTTATTCTGTAGGAGAAGTTGAACCGTTAGAAGGTTTGCAAGTTGAGTACAATAATTTAAGAAACGCAAGAATTGATTTCAATAATGCTGTTAATTTCCCTGAATGGATCTACAATATAAATGCAGGGATTAATCCTGCCAACTTAATTCATAGGCCAAACAATATTATACCGGTTGACTTGCCTTTAGGTTCAGATATTAGAGGAGTTATTAGGCCGGTAGAAAAGCCGATACAACCAATGAGCGGATACAATGAGGAAGCGCAACTCAATAGGGATTTCCAAACTGTATCACAGACTGTTGACTTTACTGATCGTGGTGGGTCGGCAGGATTTACAAATACTGCTCGTGGTATTCTAGCTAGAGACGCACAGGTTAATACACAAGTTAATAATATTGTTAAACATTTGGAGACTTCGATAGCAGAGCTTGGGGAAATGTGGCTTGCCTTAGCGGAAAGTTTCGCAGAAGAGTCAGAAGCTATGACGGTTAGAAGACCTAGAACTGAGCTGGATTTTGAAAAAGACAGGATTTCTTTAGAGGATGCTCCTGAGAAATTTACAAAAATAGATTTAGAAGTTTTGGGAGACGCGTTACATAACTATAAAGTAAAGATTGAATCAGGTTCAACTACTGCATATGACTCTAGAGGCAAAGCTCAAGACGCAATCAATATTGCTAACACCGCAGTTCAGTACGCAGCTGTTGGTGTACCGGTTAATTTAACAAAGATATTTAAGGATATATTAAGAGATTCATTCCAAAAAACTAATCCAGAATCTTATTTGGTAGAAACTCCGCAACAGGCAGGGGTAGAAAACATATTAGCGGAACAGATGGTAGGTGGCGGGATTCCGGAAGCAGGAAACGCTTTAAGGACGCAAGGAGCGCCTGTAACAAACAAGGCTCCGCTACAGCCGTCACAGCCTAGCAATTACTAACGTATATATATGAATATCACTCAATGGAAAGAAAGGATGCGAGTAGCAAAAGAGAGAAGGGTTATTGATAATATGCAGGAAAAGCTGGCTTTGGAGATGAACGATAAGGCGAAAAAAATAAGAGCCTTGTCTAGAACTCCGGGATGGAAACACCTAAACGAATACTTCGAGCATAAAGAAAAGCTCTTGAGGGATAAGTTAGAATTGTGTAGAAAGGAAGAGCTAATAGAAGTTCAATGTGAACTTAAGGCAGAGAAAGGTTTAAGGCGTTTTATTGAAAATGCAGTTAAGTGTGTTGACAACTAGTAGTGGCGTGAAACCTGTTTTAAACTCCTAGATAGGTTTCAATCTATTACTTAATCAAACACACATGTCAGAAGAAGAAAACTTGGAGTCAAACGACCAACCCGTAAAGGAGTCAGACCAACCAGAAGTAGATTCTAACGACGAGGAAGACAACCTCGACGAAGATCAACCTCAAGCAGAGGAATCAGACGAAGAGGAAAGTATCCCGCAGGAAGAGTTAAAGGCGGGATATATGCGTCAGTCAGACTACACTAAGAAGACGCAAGAGCTTGCAGAAATGCGTAAAGAAATTGAAGCTCTTAAAAAACAAACGACAGTTAAGCCAAAAGCAAAGCTTTCCCCTGAATACGAAAAAGCCAGACAAACTATGAGGAGTCTTGGATTTCTTAGTAAGGAAGACATGGCAGAAGAATTCAGGCGTATGGGCGCAAAGAAGGAAATGGCTAGTGATGCAAAACGGCTTAGTGTTTCAGAAGATATTATTGGAGCTGCTCGTCACTTACAAGCCAGTAAGGGGATGAAAGGTGAAACGATAAGTATTGACGACGCTGTCAACATTTTAGCTCAAGGGGCACGAACCAAGAAAGTTGTAAAACGAAAATCGGTTGGTGCTAAAGGGGGTGTTGCTTCCGCTCCTAAGAATGCAAGTAATCAGATTGAACTATCTGAGTTTAGAAAGCTTGATCCTACTTCGGATAAGTATTCGAAGGTGATAAAGGATTGGAGGGCTGGAAAACTCAAAATCATTAACAACTAATTATTATGAAGAATTACACATTTCTGGCTTCAGGAAACATAAGTGATGCAGATGGAACAACTCAGCTTACATACGTCGCCCCTAGAGCAGGGAGGTTACATATTGAAGAGTCTTCTATTATGTGGACAGAAGCAACAGGAACGCAAACAGGAACTCAGGGGGTTTTATCAATTGAGGTTGCTGGGACAGAATATGCTACTTTAGAGGCAGGGCAATCATTTGCTATTGGTACTGCGCAAGTTTATACCGTGGTTGACCATGCTGAGACAGAAGCTGGAAACCCTGTAGTTGACTTTGATGCAGGAGACAGTATTGAGCTTATAGTAAAAACACAAGCCGTAGGTGGTACAATTATTGGTGACTGTACAACTTTTTTAGCAATTACATTTGCCGTATAATTATTAACTAACATTAAACTAAACTATGCCTAATATAACAAACACTACTGCAGACGTTTTCTTGGCGGAAGTCTTCAGTAAAGAAGTGATCAGAGAAACAAACCCAAAATTAGTTTTAGCTAAACTCGTTAAAAGATTTGACGATGAAGCTAGAATGGGGAATGACTCTATCAGCGTGCCGTCAATTACAAACTTTGTGGCAAACGATAAGGTTTCTAATATCCCAGTTTCATTCCAAGCGAATACAGAAACTGATATTGTAATCTCAATCGACCAACACAAAGAAACATCTTTCTTATTGGAAGATATTACTGAGCTACAATCTAAACAAGATTTAATGGCTCACTACACAGACGCAGCATCTACTGCTATTGCAAGAGCAATTGATACTTCACTTGCAGCATTAGCTTTAGGTTTCTCAACAGCGACTGGTGTTTACAATACAGCTATTACTACTGACGTAGTTCTAAACTCAATTGAGTCTTTAGACCTTGCTGATTGTCCTGAAGATGACAGATCATTTGTTTTCAGATCAGACGTTAAAAGAGACCTATTAGATCTTGCAGCTTACACATCTAGCGATTTTGTAGGAGGAAAACCAACTGAATCTGGAAATATCGGTAGACTTTATGGTGTAGACACATTCATGTCTAACAACTTAGTGTTTACTGGTGGTACTAACAGAAACAACATGTTATTCCACAAAGATGCACTAGCATTAGCTATGGCTCAACAACCAAGAGCGCAAGCTGAATATTCTGTTTCTCAACTTGGACACGAACTAGTTGTAGATACAGTTTACGGAGTAAGAGAACTAAGAGATGACTTCGGAGTTTTAGTAAGAACTTAATAGTCTTTTCATATGGTGGGGATGTTCGAGTCCCTACCTATGAGAATATTATTTAACAAAATGTTATGAAAAAATTAGACACATCTACTGCTTGGGTTCAAAACTCAAAGGGAATGGTTTCAGCTGCACCACAATATTTAGCTGACTATTTCGTAGGAACTAGACCTGGTTGGAGGTATGCTTCACCAGAAGAAGTTTCTGCCGTCAAGCAATATCCTGCAGATATGGAGCTAACAGAGTTGGGAGTGAAAAGAAGAAAAAGAGCAGCTGAAGTTGCAGCTATTAAGGTTGAAAAAAAGGCAGAAGAAAAAGCAAAGCTAGACGCAGTAGAGGAGGAAACAAAAGGTCTCTCGTACAAAGAGTTGCAAGCTATAGCTAAAGAGAAAGGTGTTCCTAACTATTGGTCAAAGAAAAGCGAAACTTTAAAAGAAGAGCTAGGTATGCTATAATAAGGACAATTAGTTGGCGTGGATGGAAAGCTCGTCAAGTACTACATAATTAAAAATATAACCCAAAACCTATGACATTACCTTCTTCAAGACAGCAAAGAGAGTATGACAAGTTTGTTGAACGTGGTGATGGCCAAACAGCCATAGCAACTGACACTGAGGCTTATCACTTTTCTCAAACCTTAGCTGACGTAACAAATTCTCCAAACGGAACCTACGCATATTACCTTGATATGGCAGGTGCGAAATATATAGGAGTACAGTTTGAGAAAACTGGAGGTGTTGATTCAGCAACTCTTACGTTAGAAGCAACAATACAGGATGACGGAACAGCAGCAGCGGCAATTACAACCTGGCAAGATGTGACATTAACTTTTACTGGTGCCGCTAATTTTACTAGTGACGCCATACTTTTAATGGACACGCCTGTAGCTATTAAGTATTTAAAAATTCAAGTGGTTACAGCTGGAGGAAATAACGACGCAGATTACGCAATATATAGCAAGATCGTTTCTTAGGAACTTGTTCAACAATATTTAACCTACAATAATATGGCAGTAACTTTATCGTCAAAAGTTGGATTAATAACGTCACCTTTACAATCCGACATAGACTTAAACAACAAACAACTATATCAAACAGAGTTTGGTAATGGTAATTCTGGTGCAGCAATCGCAATAGATTATGCAGCTAACGGAAACGCACAAAACGTTACCTTAACAAATAATTGTGTTTTTACTTTTACGGATCCACCAGGAGCTTGTCACTTAACCCTTGTATGGTTTCAAGATGGAGTTGGGGGACATTCGGTTACTTGGCCTGCCATAGTAAAATGGCAAAGTGCTACAGAGCCAACATGGACAACTGGCGCAAGCGATATAAATATAGCGTTCTTTTATTATGATGGTGCGCGATATAACGGATCAGGATTGGTAGACGTTTCTTAAATAAAATAAAACATGGCGAATAAAATATTTAGTACAGCCGACACCCTTCTAACAGCTGCGGATAGCACGATGCGACATATGGGATGTCCTATTGAGGTAGAACCAGGATATATTTTGCAGTTTATCTGTCCTACTGATATAACATTTGCGACAATCGACTATGCGGTGGATGTTACAACGGGGGCTATAGGGGCAGAGACTGCTACTGCTATTGCGGGGATTAAACCTGAAAATAGCGGGCTTATCGCCACTAAGAGCGTGATGTTTGACGCAACACATATGTTGACAGTCTTTCAAGACGACACTAGCGGAAATGTAAATGCGATGATCTCTGAATGGGATGCAGTAGCACATTCACTTACTAGCAATACAGTTACCGACTTAGGAATTACTGGCGGTGGACTTCATGTGAATTTTGAACAGATTGATTCTACACATTATTTAATTAGTTATGATTCTGGAACAGATTTAATACAGCAGGTTATAGAAGTTAATGCTGGGACTTACGCAGTAAGTGCGGTGGGGACGCCTTTGACTACAGCAATGACCCAAGAAGCTCCACACTCCCATGTGGTACAGATCGACGCGACGCATTATTCAGTAAGTATTACCAAAAAAACACCGGGAACGAGTGGTTGGTTTATGATCGTTGAAGTTAACCTGGGTACTTGGGCTGTAACCACGGCAACTGCACTTACCGACTTAGGTTCAGGCGCTACAACTAATACTTGGTATACTAGTTATTACGTTAGTTTAGTTACTTGGACTTTTAAAGTATCGGCTACCAAGGTGGTTGTTTTTTATAGCACCCTGGATACAGAGTATTACACATGCTATAAGGTTATAGATATAAACACCGGAACCTGGGTGATTACGGTTGGAGCCTTACAATTATTTGGGGAAGCCAATTCTGGGACACTTGATCTTTTAACATCTTACGTAACACAGCCTGATCTTGCTGTAGCAGAGGCATATTTCAGTACTCATACAAGAATTTACCGGGGGCAGTCAGTATGGAAGATAGGTTTTGATGCAGCCAACAATATCGTCACGGTTCTTTCAAATGCTTTTAATACATGGATATATACTACATACGTCAAGTATTCGCCAATGGGCCAAGTAACAGAGCTTACCGGAGGAGACATCCTTGTTCTGACTTACAGACTTAATCAATCTGGTTACCCTCAGCTGCACTCTGTTTTCAATGCCGATGCACCAACGACGGCTGGTGCCATAGACCCAGTAGCGAGTGTGATAACTCCTGGTAATGGTAGCACCGCACAAACCTGGCCAGATGTTGTTGCTTTAGATTCTACGCATTTTATTTTATTAGGTGGTACATCTTCACCAGACTTCATAGTTTATGGAGTAGACGCTGCTGGACAAATAGAGCTTTTAGATGACAGCTTTGCTACAGGTTATTCATCCGCCGTATCTGGTATTAAACTCGATAGTACGCACGTATTGCTCTCAGATAATCAATATAAATTTAGAGTCGCGGAGCTTGATGTCAACTATGTTGGGAGTTGGTCAGCAGCAGAAACAACGTTATCCTCAGGAGGTAGCAGTAATTACTGTGGAGTGAAGATGTACATAGCCGGAGAAGACGCTAGTTATTATTATGTAATTGTTAATAGATTTTATGCGGGGAGTTATGTTACTGCGGTAAGTGTAGTGAGTGTCGATAAGGCAACATGGGTAGTTGCACAAGTAGGTAGTGACTTAACAGGAATGGGGAATTTTTCTTTGGGGTATGACATGACTCCAGTTGAGGGATATACGGATAAATGGGTATGTGTGTATAGTGAACAGATTTGGAGCAGCGAGTTAAAAGCGCGGGTAGTTGGGGTGAACGGATCTTTTGAGCCAGTTTTTGAAGGGGCTGAAGTTAATCTGTTGAGCGGTAGTTGGGGTGATAATGCAAATATACAAAGTGTTGATGCAACACATTTTATAATAACATATAATGACTCTTATGATGATGGATGGGCAGAAACCTTAGAGGTAAATGTTGGAACATGGGCGCTAAGTGCAGTGTCTGCAGCTGCATTTGAATTTGAGACAGGTAATTTATCAAAATATAAAACGCGTCTGGCTAAATTAGACAGTGAGCACGTCGCCCTGGTGTGGGGGAGTGGCTCCTCGGCGGATTATGTTAATTATGAAGTTTATGGCGTTCTTGGTGTTCTTGAAATGGACCCTGCGACTTATAATTGGTCAGTTTCTCAAAAAATAAAATTAGTAGGTTACTCAGGCTGGCGCTCTGCCTTGGGGCTTTTAGATGCTGATACTATTATATCTTCAACCGGGACAGCCAACGTAACCTCAAACTGGACAGCTAATGTTCAGCTATGGGACGTTGCTGCAGGATCTGTTACTCCTACTCAGGTTGTAATAACTTCTGCGGGAGTTGATTTTACAGCAGGAGCTTCTACTACGTTAGAAGTTGAGGTTCAAGATGCACTTGGTGCAGTTGACGCATCAGACAATACAACTCAAATAACATTTACTCCTACATCACAGGGACAAATAACTGGTGTAGTAACTGGTGTAAATATATCAGGAACAGGTGCGGTAGGTAATCCAAGAGTTGTACAGGTAACAGCAGGTGTAGCGGAAGTTACAATTGAAAACGTAACAATAGAGACTTTTGAAATAGCGATGACAAACGATGCAGGTTTAGCTAATCCAGCAAACGACTCGATAACTACAAGTGTAGGGCCAGCAACAAAGGTTGTGTTCACACAAGATCCAACATCAGCAGTAGCAGGTGTTAATTTTTCACCGACTATTACAGCGGCAATTCAGGACGCTTACAGCAATGTTGTTACTTCAACAGTGAATGTTGTGTTATCTATTAACACAGGAGTAGGTGTTTTGAATGGTACATTAACAGTAGCGGCAGTTGCAGGTGTAGCCACGTTCAGTGGTATTAACATTAACGAGGCAGGAAATTTTACCTTAGATGTTGATTCTGCAGGGCTAACTACTGATACTTCGCCTAACTTTACTATTAGTCCAGCAGCAGCGTCTGTGGCGGTTTTAACAACGCCAGCTCCAGACTTTACTGCGGGAGGAAGTTCTAATCAAACAATCCAAATACATGATGCATTTGGAAACTTAATATCAACAGACAGTACTACGCGGATTACATATACTCCAACATTAAGTGGAGCTGCAACTGCTGTGGTAGTGGGTACTAACATTTCTGGTACTGGTTTACCTGGAGATCCTAGAGTTGTAGAAGTAGCTGGTGGTATATCAACAATAACTTTAGCAGATACAGTAGCGGAAACATTCGAGGTTGCATTCGCTAATGACGGAGCCTTAGCTAATCCGGCAAACGATTCAATCATAGTTTCTGCAGCGGCAGCTACAAAGGTTAGCTTAACTGGAGCAGGTTCTGATTTTGTTGTTGGAGGTAGCACTACAGTTTCTGTACAAATACAAGATACATACAATAACTTAATCACGACAGACAGTACTACTCGAGTAACACTTACGCCTACTTTAGCCGGACAGATCTCAGGAGTAACTGTTGGTACTAATATATCTGGTACGGGATTACCTGGAGCAAACAGAGTCGTAGAGGTCGCAGGAGGAATAGCGGCTGTAACAGTAACTAACTTAGTAATACAGACATTTGAGATAGCGTTTATTAATGACGGGGGATATTCAAACCCTGCTAATGATTCGATTGATTCGTTAGCTGCTGTGGTGGATGGCCCTGGAGTTATGGTAGGATTTAATTTTTAAACACAACTTACTGTATGGAGGAGATATTAAAATATTTACCCACGATAGCTGGTGTGGTTGCGGTGATAGTTTGGTTGGTACGCATGGAGGGAAAAGTAAGCTACCTAGACAGCGAGGTTAAGGAAGTTAAGGACGATGTTAATAAAGTCCTTGAATTAAAACCACTGATCATCCAGATACAAAATGATATTAAGTGGATAAAAAAACTTATAGAAACTAAATTTTCTAATAAAAAATAATTATGACAGCACAAGAAGTTATAGACAATGCCAGGACGGATATGGCTATTGATCCAGGGAAAGAGATCTGGACAGACTCACAATTGCTTAGATATTTAAACGAGGCTGCGTCATTTCTTTATGCTAAGGCGAACTGGAAGTACGAGTTTGAAGATGGGACAGTTGCTCTATTGGTATTAAATCAGGCTAACTATGCGTTACCTGCTGACTTTAGAAGAATGTTATGGGTTAAGATTGTTGATGGTACTAAACCTGTTACATCTAATGAGACAGTTATTCCTATGGTAACTAATACTTTATCAGACTTTCAGCAGACAAGAGATATGGACGCTACAGGTGACGGCCCAAGCTTTGCCTATATAGAGGATGGAGATTTATATGTATGGCCTTTACCAAATGCTACAGCGGTAGCTACTTACAGTTTGAAATTTAAATACGTTAAGTATCCGGCAGAATTAACTGGAGTAGATACGCCAATCTTCCCAGCTGAATGGCATTTTATTTTAGGACATTATATAAGATACAGGGCATTTGCTAGTAAACCAGGAGGAAGTAATAAATCGTTTGCACAAGACGCTTTAAATGAATGGGAGCTTTGGAGTAAGAAAGCGATAGCGGACATGCTACATATACAAGACGAAAGACTTTCATATATTATGCCAACATTGCCATCTAACAATCCTAAATAATGTCCACGATTAGCATCTCTAACTTCACAGGGGGACTGAATACCGGAGAGGAGGAAACTATCCGGGACAATGAGCTAGCTGTTGCTAGGAATGTTTCCTATGACTACCAGGGAATGTTAGGAGTTAGACCTGGCCTTTTAAACTTTGGAGCTGAGATACCAGGTGTAGACGGGATTCATAGTATTTATTTCACAACGCTAACAACTGGAGTAAGGATCTTATTATGTACGGCAGGGACAGATGTTTATAGATATGACGAGGGAACAAGTACCTGGAACAGTATTCAGGCTGGATTAACAGACGGTTTAGATTTCAGCTTTATTACGTATAAGGATATTATTTATTGGTGTAATGGTACTGACGACTTTACTGGGTACGATGGAACTACAGTTACGACGTATCCTGCTGTAATTAAACCTAAATACATGGTGGTGCAGAATGATGTAGGTTATGCAGCTGGAGTTTCTACTGATCCTAGTACAGTATTTTATACGAATGCTAATCCAGCGTCTATACATGCAGACGGGTTTGCAAATGATGAGCCTATCAACCAGGATGAAGGAATTATAACGGGGCTTAAACCGTTAGGAGTTTTGGTTGTTGTAGGAAAAACTAAAGGGGTTTACTTATTAAATGTCTTTACAACTACACCAGAGATAGAAGCTTTAGATTTTGAGGGAGACGTAACGTCTCATAGAAGTATGGTTAGTGTGGAGAACAACATGTTATTCATGAGTACTAATGGAGTTTATTCTTTATCGCAAAGACAAGGAACTACAGGTTCTTACAGAGCTTATGCTTGGTCTGAGAACATTGAGAAAGATGTTAAGGCGATAGAAGATAAGACTTCAGTAGCTGCTGTTTATTTTCCCCGTACTAACAATGTTTTTATGAGCGTAGATTCTGGTGAGGTAAGTAGACCAGACAAGATGTTTTTATTGAACACTTTAGTTTCAATACCTGGGCAATACAAGTTTGCTTGGACAGAATATACTAACATTACAGCTAATGATTTTACTATTTACGAAGACGCTGATGGCGTAGAAAGATTACTGGTTGCTAATTCATTTGGTGGGCAGGTTGTAGAGATGGAGGGAGAGGATCAATATTCTGATAATGGTTTGGAAATAGGAACGATCATGAGGACAAAGACTTTTGACTTTGATGTTCCTCAAGCATATAAAGTATTTAGAGGATGTAACCTAACTGGTTATATAACAAGTAACGAGACAGTTACGTTTAAGGTAGACATAGATGGAGTAGAGACTTCTAAAACTTTCACAGGCGAGCCTTATGCCGTAGGAGACGATTCAGATCCATTCCCTCTAGGTGAAGAGGACCTAGCGATAGATCCGTTAGGAGGAGGCCCAGTAGCCTCAGATGGTTTAGACTTTTATATATTTACAAGCCGTCGTAGCTTTCAAAAGTATGGGCTTCGTATGACCGTGCAGGTTGAAACAACAAGTTTAAACTCTAGCATGAAGATGACGAAACTAACATTCCCAGTAGAGGCTATGGACGATACTATATTTCCAAATGATTTCATTGTAACGTAACCCAAACAAGACATGACAAACACAACATTAGCCCCATTAGAAAATGCTTATAAGACTGTTTTAACAGCTTCGATTGACGCTGTAACAACTACTATCATAGTAGATGTTGCTCCAAGCATTACGGTTCCAGCAGGGAAAAAGATTCCTGCGGTACTCGATCCCAAGAATAACTTTAGGGAAGTAGTTTTTATTACTGGTATTGCAGGCTCAACCTTAACAGTTGAAAGAGGAGGACCTGATTATGATGGTGGACCTAGTACAGCGAATGCGCATAGTGCTGGATCTACGATAGTAATAACAAATCCTTTTAATATATTTAAAGATTACGCAGACGCTATAGATAGTAAGTTAGATAGCGATGGAGGTAATCCAACAACAACCTGGGATTTAGATGTAGATGGTTCTAACTTTAGATTTAGATTAAGCGCAGGAGATATGTTGTTTACAGACGACAATCAAGCTGAGGTTTCGTTATCTACGTTAGCTGCTGCGGCAGGAGTAGATGATAAGGCGAAAGTTTCAGCAGTAGATACGACCAGTAGTTATCTGGCGACTAAATTAGTTGCCGGTGCTGGAGCTTCTTTAAATATTTTAAATCCAGCAGGGAACGAAACATTAGAAGTTGAGTTTGATTCAAGTGGCGCAGGTGTAGATGACCATGAAGCTTATACACCAGCTTTCTTAACAGGAGGGAACGCTCCAGAGGTAGTAGTAGCAGTATGGGATTCAGTAAGTGATGGTGAGTTCCAGATTACTATAGATGGTGTAGTTAGAAACGTGGCAGGTTTAGATTTCCAGACGCCAGCCGTACTTAGTATGGCCGATGTAGCAGCCGTGATACAGGTGGGGATACGAGCACTAACAGGTTCAACAGAAACATGTACTTGGAGTGGAGCAGCGTTTATAGTAAGTTCAGCTCTCACCACAGTTGCTTCAGCAATAACAGTTACTTCAACAGTAGCAGCTCCAGCAGGTACTGATATATCAGGAGCAGGAGCAGGAGCTTATATGGATTGTGATGCAGGTTCTACGGCAGTTATTACGGCAGCAGTTTTAGATCCAACAGCAGATGCAGGGAAGCTAGTTGTCTTAGCAGCTAGTGGGAATATAGGAGGAGCCTTGGTAGACGCGAACACTTTAGGATTAACTGCTAAAGGTTCACTTGCTACAGCTAGTGACGCAACAACAAAAGCAGAATTAACAGTAGGTTTAGACGGAGAATTTTTAAGTGCTGATTCAACAGCGCCTGGAGGTTTAGCTTGGGCCACAGCACCAGTTGAGTTTGTAGGTGTTGGAGGTACCGCACCAAAAAATATAAATTATCAATTAAATTATGCAGCACCCTCCTGGATAGAGGGTGGTATATCCGCTTCCACAGTTTGGCCAGCAGAGTATGAAGCAGCAAGCACCATAACCACTGGTTATGTCATGGGTGCAATAGGGCCAACTCTTGACATAACAAATGGAGACCAGATGAGATGGGATGATGTTTTTACTAGGCTAACAGTTGATTGGTGGATGGCTGCT